CGAAGACTTTTCGTATTTCATAAATCAGATCAAACGAATCCAGCTTCGTTGGCCTTGCGCGTGGGTGCATCGTCCGTCGCCGAGCGGCACGGTGGGTCGCTACCACGTGTACGTGGCGTTCGAGAATCGCGAGCATATCGAGGGCGAGCTCAAGAAGCAGGGGTGGAAGCCGTGAACGTCGAAGAATTCATCGGACAGCTTCAGAGCGCGATCGGTCGCGCTCGCTGCGATCTCGTCGTTGCGGCAATGGCGATCAGAGGCGCGCAGACTGAATTGAAGGGCGCTGCCGATTTCATGCGGCTATTCGCGGCGGCGGAGCTGATTGACAAGACGCAAGGCGAACTGACGGCGCTCGCGGCAGAGATCGCAAAGAAAAAGGACGGAAGCGCGATGATGCCGTTTGAGAAACGCTTCGGGGATATTGCTGTCGAGCTTGGTAAAGAACTGTACCAATCGCGTGGCATCAACGAGAAATTCAAAGAAACGCTTACGACTCTCAGTGAGGGGACACATGCGTGGAAGATCGCGTGTGCTCTTCAGCAGGCGTACGACCTCGCGAATCAAGAGACGATCGGAGCGGTGCTCACATGAGCGACCACGCCGCAAGATTCTTCATCAGTCGTGGTCCGGACGCGTACGGTGTCGAAGGTGTTCGACTGGAATACGTCATTCGAGAAGGCTATAAGCCCGTTCCTCAAGAAGGCAGCGACCCACGCGATCCTCCGCGTCACGTGCGGATGATGATGCCAGGAACGCCGGCTGGTCTTCGTGCGGTCGCGAAGGCTCTCGAAGTTGCAGCCGACGAGATCGAAAAAATTCGCGCAGGTGAGCTCGCGGACACGTACCTGATTCGCGATATCGAATGGGAGGGCTACTAATGCTCCGCATCTCGTGTAACGAGTACCTCACGGACTGGCAGCTCAACGTCGAATACGCAGAGACGCAGCTCAAACGTGCGCTCAAGAAGCTCGATCGCATCATTGCCGTTCCAGGTACGCACTCGGTCGAGCGATCGCATCGAGATGAAATTAGGAAAGCGCTCGAACGTCTGGAGAACACGAAGTGAGGCTTTCGTGGGAAACCATCGCACGCTTCTGGTCGAAGGTCGCTGTCGGCACCAAAAAGGTGTGCTGGCCGTGGGTGGGATCAAAAGATCAACACGGCTACGGACAGATCAATGTGAAGGGAAGACCGATCAAGGCTTCTCGCGTTGCGCTTCTTCTTTCTGGAAAAAATCTTGGCAAATCGTGCGCACTTCATCGTTGCGATAACCCGGCTTGTTGCAACCCGAGGCATCTGTTCGTCGGAACTAAGGCTCAGAATTCACGCGACATGATTGCCAAGGGACGATCGATCGTAGGAACTAGGAACGCGCGTCATAAATTGACGGAAGAAGACGTTCGCACCATTCGAAGAGAATCGAAGAAAGGTCGAACGAACAAAGAGATCGCTCGCGGATTTTTGGTTCACCGAATGACGGTGTCGAGAATCGTTCGTGGGAAGAATTGGAGGCACGTATGAGCGAACCGCTTCCACTCCTTACCCATAGCGAAGTCCAGACTTTTCAAAGGTGCCCGCGAGAGCATTTTTATCGATACAAGCTTCGCCGTCGTCCGCGTTCGGAGTCGTACGCGCTTCGTTTCGGGAAGATGTTCGACGAAGCGCTCCAGGCGTGGTGGACGGCAGGACCACTCCACGGATGCGATTCCATGCTCGCGCGACTCGAAGAATTCGCGAAGGAGCAGAGGACTGATCGGTTCGACGTTGCGAAAGCTCGAGCTCTCCTCCTCGGGTATGACGCACGTTGGGTGAACGAGCCGTACGAAGTGATTCGCGTCCAACCGATGTTTCGGACCGCGATCGTCAACCCGCGGACCGGTCGTCCTTCGAAGGTGTATGAGCTTGGCGGTAAGCTCGACGTACTCGTTCGCGACGTTCGTACGCGCGAGATTTTGATCGTCGAGACGAAGACGACGTCGGACAAGATTGAACGCGAGTCGTCGTACTGGCGAACCATCACGGCACTCGATCCCCAGGTCTCGACCTACTTCAAGGGTGCGCGGAAAATTCTATCTGACGTTGGTTTGAAAGAAGAAGCCGTCCGGTGTGTCTACGATGTGGTTCACAAACCAAAGCTCCTCCCGCTCAAGGCAACGCCGCCGGAGTCGCAGAAGTTTCGTCAGAAGGACGGCGAGCTCTACTCGAACATGCGCAAGACCGACGAAACGCCGGACGAGTACGAGCAACGGGTCTCGGAAGACATCCTTGGCCAACCGCTCGGGACGGTTCCGCTCGTGATCGACGAAGAAAAAGCTCGCGATGCGTCGATGAAGTATTTCGCACGTGGTGATATTGTCCGTCTCGAACAAGACGAGCGCGAGCACGCTGACGATCTCTGGCAGACCGCTCAGATCATTCGCGACAACGAGCTTGCCAAGCGCGCACCGCGACATCGCGGCTCGTGCAAACGCTACGGCGGGATGTGCCCGTACTTCAGTGTGTGCTCGGGAACGGCGCGCATCGAAGAGTTTCCGATCGTCGAGGACAAACACGAGGAGCTGAAGGAGATTTAGGTCGATGGAATGGTGGGAAAAAATTGACAGAGACGAAGCTGAGCGAGCTCGCGAAGACCTCAACGAGATGCGCATCAGAACAGATGGGAATGACCGGGATCCTCAACGCGATTTCAGTGCACCTTTTGGCCAAGTGACAGTGCACTTCAAGCGGTTGCCTGACGCCTTGATCTCTTATCTCTGTCAATTTGAATTTGCCTTCGGTTGTGTTGCATGGCTCACACACGAACCGATTCTCGACGCTCTCAGTCGACTAAAACAAGCGACCATCATCGTTCAAAAAGAAGATTTTCTTCGCCCCGATGTGGGCGGGCCAAGCAAGTCGAAGCTCAGGGCGCTGTACGAGGCAGTTCGCGGTTCTAATCGCATGTTCTTTTCATCGCTGTCGCGCATGTCGTCCTCCGGCGATCCAGAAATGGACGGCGTTCGATGTGTTGGCATGGTCGATCCTGGTTCAAGGTCGGTTCCGAGGATGCACCACAAGTTCGTCGTGTTCTGCGATGCAGTTTTTTCGCTTAGCGCAGAAATGCCGCGTTACGTCGCAAAGGCCGTATGGACGGGGTCCTTCAACTGGACAAACAATGGTCGGCGGTCGCTCGAAAATGCTGTCTTCATTCGAGACGAAGGTGTCGCTGCTTCGTATCTGAAGGAGTTCGAGCAAGTTGCGTGTTTGAGCGAACCACTCGACTGGGAGAACGAATACGCAAATCCAGAATGGAGAGATGGAACGTGACGGAAGAAGACAAAGTGATGCCGCGCGACGCCGAAAAAGAGAACGAGATCGTCAACCGACACATGGGACGGATGATGACCGAGCTTCAGGAGAAGGGCTTCGAGCCAGAGGCCATGTTGGCGTTCGTGGTCTTTACGGGAAAAGAAGGCAAAAAGGTCGATTACAACCTTGCGACGATGATCGATCCGCTGAAGGTTCCGATTCCTTTCGATCAAGCGCGAACGGCGCTTATCGAGTTCGCTCACGACGAGCTCTGCATGATGATCGATGCGTCGGACGACGACGACGACGACGAAACACCGCCGCCTGAGGGCGAGCGTCACTAAAGATTTTTTTTTGAATTGTGAGTGAGTGAACCAGGAGAAAGAAAATGACCCAAACCGTCGACTACACCGCGATCCTCGCGACAGGATCGAAACAAAAAGCCAAGAGACCGCCCATTCTCCTCACCTACGGCGAGAAGAAGATCGGCAAGACCACCTTCGCCGCCGCGTTTCCAAAGCCCGCATTCATTTGCGGTGAAGATGGAGCGCATGGGATCGCCGACTTTCGGTTCCCGAACGAAGGTCACGTTACGACGTGGACCGAGCTGCTCAACTACACGCGCGCGCTCGCGTACGGAAACCACGACTTCAAAACGCTCGTTGGAGACACCCTTGGGCCGCTTTCCGCGGTCTGTCTCGATCACGTCGTCAACGAGTCAAAGAAGGGCTCGTGGGAAAAAATGGGCTGGGGCAAGGAAGAAGACCTCGTTCGCGAGTGGCGCGTTTGGATGTCGCTTCTCGAACACTGCCGTAACAAGCGCGGCATGACGATCGTTCTTCTCGCGCACGCGGTGCAAGCTGGCGTGAACGATTCGCAGCTCGGCGACAAATACTACATCTGGCAGGGCGACATGCATCGTGCTCTCTGGAACGCCACGAGCAACTGGGCGGACATCGTCCTCTACGCGGCGAAGGAGCGAGCCATCCACGATCCCGGCGAGAACATCCACACACGAGCGATCGTGAAGGAGAACCGCTGGCTCTACTCGTGCCAAACCGCCGAGAACAGCGGTTTCGAGGCTGGCGTACGCGGCGGATTTCGCCTACCGCCTATCGTTCGGCTTGATCACGTCTCGTTCACGCGCGAGCTCAACGAGACCGCGGAGAACGTGCGCACGCGCGTCATTGCGCTGGCGAAGTCTTTTCCCGCAACGGATGACGTCGTTACGAAGAACCTCCTTTTGTGGGCGACTCCAGCGAACCTCGCGACGTTCGGAGATGACATCGGCAAGCTCCGCGCGCTCGAAGCGCAGCTCACGGACGCGAAGGAAAAGCTGCCGAAGTGAGGCAGCGACGGATGTTTGTTTGTGTTTTGTGTTTGTGAACAAGGAGAAACGATCATGAAAGGTACATTCAGAGCAAAAGCAGTCATCGGCGTCGATCACGAAGGCAAGCCGATCAGCGGTCTTCGCACATCGAAGAAAGCAGGGACTCCGGAGTTCTTCATCCTCTTCGAGATCACCGAGGCGGGTGAGTCCAAAGGCAAGCGTGTTCCTTGGGATGGCTGGCTTACGGAGAGTACGGAAGCGCGCACGATCGAAGCGCTTCTCCTCTGCGGTCTCGAGGGAGACGATCTCTCGAACCCGGTCGGCATCAACAAGAACGAGGTGCTCATCGTCGTCGACGAAGAGGAATACAAGCAAGACGTCGAGAAGACCGACGAGACGACCGGTGCGACGATCATCGTCCAGGAAACCCGTCGTTCGAATCGCGTGCAGTGGGTAAATGATCCCGCGCGCAGCGCAAGCGTTAACAAGCCG